CAAATTCAAAATCCAGAATATAAATTTTCATTTTAAGAACTGTATAAAAATACATACATTAACTTGCAAAAAGAAGTGATCTTCGCTTGCAACTTAATATGTTATTTTCCAGTCAAAAAGAAGTTTATCGGTATGTTTTAAATCAATTGAAGGATTCTGTGCTTGTCACATCAGTAGTCGAAAATTTTTCGTCTGATAAATCGGAAAATACTTTGCGTAATGCCTGTTTTTCTGAGGATTTTTCAGAGAAAAAACCGTTCAATGTTAAAACAGTTTATAATTCGGCAGGAAGGAGAACGAAAAGTTTTTCGTATAATGTGTTAAATTTGACAGAAGAGGGGTTAAATGGATTGTTGATTCGTTTTTCGGAACTAATCCAAGAAGTGACGCTGGGTGGAGTGATTTATTGGGAAATTAAACAATTGATAAATTGTTTAAAGTTTTGTATTAAAAATTTTTCTTCCTTTGAAAACTTTGTCGAAAAAAGTTTTTCATTTGGTTATTCAATTTTTAGATTTAAATTACAACAATTAGAACGTATGATAAAGTATTTTCAAAGAAATACAACGCGTTATAGAGTAAAAGGAACAGATTTGACTCGAGAAGGAAAATTTTTCCAAAAAATTGTACGTAATGTTGTTTCGGACTTTAATACATTATGTGACGTTGATAAACATCGTCATCAATCGATTTTTAAACCAAATTACTTTTATATTTTTAAAGGACGTAAATTGCATGAATATCAGTTTCAACAGTTAGTTTTCACGTTTGAAAATTTTTATTATATTAATTATAGGGTAAATATATTTATTGGACGTAATTCGAGTAAAAGTGATATTGAGTTAAACCCAGGACCTGGGGATACCACCAAAGCAATTGATAATGCTTTTGTAGCATATTCTTTGGAGATGGCTCAGCCATATGCGGTAGAAAGTTTTAGGGCACAAATGAAAAATGCGCTAGAGTGTGATATTCCTAATTTATCGAAGAGTGACACTAGATATATTGAAGAAATGTTGGGGTATTCGGTAAATTTCTCAGCTCTAGGAAAACCAAATACTTCTGAACATGTATTACTAGCCGCGTTTAGGAATATTACAAGATGTGCAATGAAACGTAGTTATAATCCGGTGAAAAGTAACTTGCGTACTTGTTTCGTTGGTGCGTCTTTTAGAGAGTACCAAGAAAATAAGGTGAACCCAAATTGTGTTTATCATTTTTATGACGGACAAGTCAAGGATTACGCGAGGACCACATTAAACTTCCAACAAGAATTCCTCAACTTAATAAAAATGAAAGGGAAAAGGGAAAAGACATTGTATGAAGGAGATGTGAACTATACGAGGATGGCAACAAAAACGTATGATAGTATTCAAGATCTTACTATCGATTTTAATAAATTGAATAATAAAGAAAACAGGTTTTTCTTTGACAAAGATATTCCCAATGCTAACGTGTTAATTTTTGAAGATTGCATATACGACATGACAAAATCTGATTACCTCGACTACTTCGAGAAATCTCAAGCTACTATGGGTTTTGGATATGCTTTGATGCCTCTAGAATTTGTACATGAAAGGGTTTACGATTTCGAGTTGTATGATCTTGAACAACGTGGCGGAAAAACTGAATTATTATACCGTTACGGTCAAAGTAATGGTTACTCGCATAACACCCAAAATTGGAAGAGGTTATTTGATGAACCTGTCATGAAACGGACAAAATTTTCTCCAGTGCTAACAAAAAAAGAGAAATGTAAAACTTTTTTCCATGGTGCGCAACGCACTGGTAATGGATTTAATTTAGTTGTGGAAATTACAGGACGTTATGGACCTTTTGTTACTTTCACAATCTCCAGAACTAACATTAAAGAAGAAATTGTGAGGCAATTGGAATTACCAAAACAATACAGGTGTTACGAAGTAGCTGACTTATTGGGTATGTATAACAATTACCATAAATCATTGCGATCTTCTTGGACCGGTAAAGTGAAAAGAATTCAGGTTCAAGCGACGGAGTATAATGAAATTAAAAATTACCTAGGGGCGATAGCGGATAAAAGTATGACAGTTGAAAACGCAGATGCTTATATGAAGAAAAGAATATCTGGTGCCTCGCTGGTAGACAAAGCTTTGTTGTATCCTTGGTACTTAAAAGAAAGGGATTTAATTTCGGTTGCATTGACAATGACGATTCGGGAAATAAAATTACGTGAAACGAAGGTATCAATTATTGAATATTTTAATAACAGTGCTTTAGCGACTTTATTCAACTTAATCACACGTGCTTTCAAGTGGTTAGTTACACCTATTGCTTCGGTTCTTGCGTGGGCCGTTGACTTCTTTTCACCATTATATATTTCAAATAACTTAGTAGATGAGACAGATCATAATAGTTGGAAGATGACGCAACGAATCTTCACAGACTCTTACACTGAGAAAGTTGTTATTTCAATAATACCCTGTTTTCCAGAAGGGGAGGATGATAATGATTGTCCGTTGTGTGCAAAGTTGGGTGACCTTGGCGAACAAGTTATAACTTGTAAACATATTAAAAATTCAAAACATACTTTTAAAATGTCGGAAGATGATCTTAAAGCGATTGAAGTGTCGTTAATAGACAATGATATGGACCCTGTCGGTATAAAGACGGTGAAAGAACGTGCAAAAGCTGCAATGCCAAAAACTTCTTTTACTTGGGAGTGTGAGATATTTTTGATTTCGGCCGGACCCGGAAACGGAAAAAGTTGGGTAGCACGGAAACTCTTAGAACGTGCACATAAAATAAATACAAAGGCTTTAGTCCTAGCACCATTCACTAAATTGAAGATGGACTATTCAAATGCCGTGACAGATACGGGCGAATGTTATGAAGTTGCTTTTAAAACAACACATCGCGCTATGGAAACGGCCGCTTATGAGGAATTACATTTAGATGAATGGACTAGTTTTCCTTATGAGATGTTAAGTTTGATAGCTTATAACAATTGCGCGAAAAGGATATACTTGTATGGTGATGAAAAACAGACAAAATTACAAGAACCTAATGAAGGTAAGTATATCGGAAATTATATAGATCTTAAAAATGTATCGCAACATACATTGCACAAAAATTTTAGAAATCCTCAAGATATCGTAGCTTTATTGAACAAAAAATATGGGTACGATAGTTATGCGACAAGTAAAATACAGTCAGCTATTTCTTTTAGAAGTTTAGCTGACTTTCAGCAAGATAAAACAAAGGGTTTCAACATTATGCATTTTGCTGATCAAACAGCAAAAATTTATGGTTTAGAGGAAAATACAGTTAGGAAAAACCAAGGACAGACTTGTGATGTGGCCGGGTTGGTTTTTTCTAAACATGATTATAAATTAATCGAAGATTCTGCGATGCAAATTGTTGCATTAACAAGACATAAAAAATTGCTTGTTTTGTATGCAAGCCCTGATTGCAAAATTTTCAGAAAATTTTTAAATTTAACCGGAATCTCAGAGGACTATTACTCAGCGAACGCAGAATTCGCTTTTCCCTCGTTACCTAGGGCAACTATGTATGACGAAGTTGATGACGAATTTAGTAAGATGTTTATGGATAAAGAAAAATTTGACAACACTGAAAAAGATGAGGAAGAAGAGGAAAAAGAAGAAGAAGTAAACGTCCTTTCAAATACAAACCTTCTAAAACCTGGTATTACGAAGTCTAACCTCCCATCTTCATCGACTGAATACTTGGCGATGATGGAAACTATTGAACAATTGAGTTATAAATTGAATTACCTTGAAGAGAGTGTGTTAGACAATTCGCTTGAGTTTTTTGAGACACCAAATACAGTTTTATCCATTCTTGCTAATTACTTTGAAAGATTGTATGTTGGTGGAACAATTGCAGATTTTGGAACTGGCACTGGTGTAATTGCAAAGATGTTGATAGAAAAATTTTTTGTAAAGGTAGATGGGTTTGATATTCGTGAACGGGAAAGTATTTATAAAAATGAAAATTTTCGGTTCTTTGAAAGAGATCTCACAAAACAAACTAATCTTGATTACGACTTTGTGATTTCTAATATGCCGTTTGGTGCGAATCGTGAAAATCGGGAAAACGCAAGAAAATTTTTGAAGGAGATGATCGATTCCGGAAAGAAGGTTCTGTTTATCAACACTGCTAACTTTACGAACTATTTAGATAAAACAGATATTAACTACGAAGTTTTAGAGAGCTTTGATTTTCCTTTGAAGAAAACATATGCCTACCAAACGAAGGAAAGTTTAAATATTCCTTGTTCGATTTACTACGTCAGTAATTCTATTGATGATCATGAATTTTCCATTGATCTTTTTGACAATGAAGAAAAAGCCATTTGTAGGTTTGATCATACTTATAATGGAGTTTACATCTTTGATTATCAAGAAAGCGACGTTAAATTAACTGAAGATCAGATCGACGCTATGATAAAGGTGGTGAATAATAACAGAAACGTAAGTTGTATGTATCTGTTAAATGGATGTTTAGAGTTATACTCGCAGGAAAAGATGTTAAATTTTATCCCTTTTCCTTTTTCCTACTCAAAACACGTTGGTATCGAAAAAAACATCATCATTAAAGGTGATATCAATAGTTATAATGATATAACAAGTTTGATAAAGTTGGAGGAGGAAAATTACAAAAAGAAAGAAGAAGATGAAAAGAAAAATGGAAAAATTCAACAAAAACCGAAGCAAGATTTTTTCCATCCCGCAATCAATTGTAAATTGTGTGGAATTTCAAAAGAACATAGAAGTAAACATTGCAACAATGTTGATTGTGCAAATGCGAAACGACCTGTAGTTTTTAAAAAAGTAGAAACTTGTGCTTATTGTTCTGATTTTAAGAATTTTTCGAAATACACCAATGATTGTGCTTTACATGCGATCGCGCAAGCTACTAAACAACCGTTAAAAAGAATTATACAATTAGCACATTCTTTATATTCTTGTCAACGTTTAATGGTTGGAAATTTTTCAGCAAACTTTATTGCTGAATTAATTGCAAACTTTAATGCCTACGGTGTGTTTATTACCGACACATCCATTGATTGTATAGGATATAAAAAGAATGAGAAAACTAGACCTCTTTTCTTTTTCTTAAAAAACAAACATTGGACTTTTAGACGTGAAAAGAAACTGGTTTTAGAAAAATTGTCTCTACCGGTTTTAAACCAACCTGGGTTAAATTATTCTGAGATGGTTGGAGGTAGATTTATTAAACAAAAGTTAGACGAAGTTAATAACTTTGAGAATTTAAATGATTTTTCACCTACCGAAAAACAAAGTTTTTATCAGCATGCAACGACGTATCATGATTTTACAAATTGGACGGAAAATACAGCTATAAAAGTTGAGCAAAATGAAATTGTTCAACCAGAATATCAATGCTTGTATGATGCTTATAAACTTGATATTATTCCAAATCAAATACTCGCTGAAGAAAATACCTCATACAACTATTATAACGGTATGCGAATACAATCAGATTTTCAAACTGGGACACTTGATTATAATCAATATCTTGCCCCATTAAATTCTAAAGGTCATCCTCGCCAGGAAAAAAGTTTCTTTTCGTTAGGCTTCGGTTTAGGTAATTCCTTTTCGTCGGCGCATAACGGTCAAGTGTTACAAGTAATACAAGATCGGTATATCGGTTCTGTAAAAAACTTTAAGTTGACATTGGATGGTAGGCAATTAGCAAGAAGGATCGCAAAAAATTTCTTCGATGTTGCAATTGACAGAGAAAAAATTCTTGCCAGTTTGGATGATGAATCGGTTGCTAAATTAAGTGAGCAGATGTTAAAGGATTGCTATTCAAAATCTTATCCTGCTCAATTCAATATCGCAAATGAGTTTTCAGCGCGTAATATTTCTTTTCATTTAAAGGAAATTTTTAAATCAAAAATTTCACTCAAAGAAGAATACACTGAAAAAGCAGGACAAGGTATTTCTGCTTGGTCTAAACCGGCACAAACTACGTTTATGATCAACTTTCGTATTTTGAATCATGTGTTTTTACAGTCTCTTAAAAAGAATGTAATTTTTAATAATGGTTATACCATCCAGGATCTTTCATCACGTGTAGATCACGTAATGAATTTTCTGCCGAGTGATGGTATTTTAAACGCAACAACGGATATGACGGCTTTCGATAAATACCAAAATTCATTTACACAAGAAATAGAGAAGCAATTTTGGTTATTGTTGGGTGTTTGCGAAGAATTTGTTGAACATTATTATTCTTTCAGACATGATTATAAGATTGTTTGTGATATTGTCAGAGCGTTAGTTAAGTCTGCAAAAACGTCCGGTGAACCTGCTACATTAATTAATAATACATTATTATCGTTGTGTTTGATTTGTTGGTTATTCACCGGACAAGGTCCAATGATTATAATTGCTCAAGGTGATGATGGCTTTAGAAGACAAGCAAATCTAGTGTTTTTGCAGCAGCGTTATGATGAACTAATGTTACATGTACCTTTAAAAATAAAATGTCTGATTTCCGAAGAATCAGAATTTTGTGGGTATTCGATTTTTAAAGGTGCAATCGTTCCGTCGTTACCAAGAAGGTTAAATAAAATTCTTGGACAAAGATACAGAGATTACAAACATTTCTGTGAATATCAAACGGCTATTCGTGACTTCATTGATGATGTGAAGTTTTTAGATCCTTTTTTTGTCATTCTTAAAAATGCAGAAATGTGGAAAGTAACCTTCAACGAAATGCATTGCATTTATGATTGCATCGTTTCGTTTGGTCATATTAACAAAGAACAGTTTTTTAAAATGGCAAAATTGAAGGTAGAGGATTATGCAATCCTCAATTTGTACGGTAGATAATAATTGTTGAAAACTAACTCACAGTAATCAAAGGAGGGTAAGATTTATTATGACAAAAATTACACGCGAACAAATAAAACAACAATTAGAACAAGAAATTTGTCCTCAAACGAAAACAAAGTTAGAAGTTTTAACTGAAATTTTATATATTCAACAAGAATACTTTTTCGTAAACGAAAAAGCTGTCGGTTCACCTGATTTAGGAAGTAAAACGCATCAATATTCGTTTTCGTATCTTTCTGGCTCCAGATTTGAAGTTAAAAACTTAACTTTAAGAAAAACTTTTCAACTCTACTACTTTCCAAGGAATGCAATCGCAGACGTCAAAGTGTGTCATTTCAAAGCTGACTCAAATTAAATCTCGTTCTTATCAGTTTATAGACAAAGACAGTCTTCTTTGTTTCTTTTACAACATTCCGAACATCGATCCTTTCTTTCACGTTTTTCTTGAAGTTTTAAATTTAGCTCCGGATACAGCAGAAAACCTTTACGTAACAATAATTCCAAAGCACCAAGTCATTCTTATTTCATTTAACTTTCCGTCAAACAAAAGTTCGACCTTTACTTATTCAAAAATATCAAAATGGCTTACGGAGACACTTGGAATTCAAACGCTCAAATTGACGCCGATTCAAAATATGTTGCTAAAAACGCTCTAGAAGATCTCGCAGGAGATCTTCAAGTTCTCAACTGGTCAATTGTAGAACATAGGCAACGCG